TGTGGAATTTCTACCGTATTTTCACTATACTCCCTCTGGAGAGCAAATTTTTTCCCATCAGAGAATATAGATGTTATTTCTTTGAAACAACAAAAAGCGCAACAATTTATCAACAAGATGAAATCCACTTTAAATAACCTTCCAGAGTGGATGAAAACCCCAATAAAAGTAAACAACCAACAACAAATTTCATTCGCTCATTCTAATGGCTCGGTATCAAATATCGTATCAGAACCTCAAAGCGATAATGCTGGTCGTTCAGACTCCCTCTCTCTTTTAATTATGGACGAATTAGCTTTTTATCAAAGTGATAGAATGGTTAGAGAAATTGTTTCAGCCGCAACTCCTACGCTTACTAAAACGGGAGGTATGTCGATTTACATATCTACCCCAAATTCAACATCTGGCGCAGGCTCTTATTACTATTCGCAAGTGCAAGAAGCAAAACAAGAACTTTCAGCAGATACAAAATACTTAGAAATTGACTGGTGGGAAGTCCCAGATGATTCTAGAATTAAAGGACCCAAGAAGGGTTACAATAAAGTTTTGAAAGAAGCAATTTCTAGAAATTATTACTACAATAAAAATACAAAAGAATATTATAAAAAATTCTTTGAACCAATTGCAAAAGACCACGATAAAAACCCTTGGCTAAAAGCCGCTTTTTCAGATTTGAAAGATGCAAAATATAGACAGGAAATTCTTCACGAATTTATTATTGACGGTGATAGGGTTTTTGGACCAGACGTTATGAAGAGAATAAAGCTTGGCCTAAAGGAACCGCTCTATAAAGACGAGCTTCGTGTCGATGGTCATTTTTTAAGGGAACAAAGAGGGTTTTGGATTTGGGAAGAACCTAAAGCGGCAGATATGTTTATTGTGTCGGCAGATGTGGCTTCCGGAACAAGCAATGACTTCTCTTCCATTCAGGTTTTAAACACTGTAACAATGCATCAAGCGGCAGAGTTTAAAGGATTTATTTCTACTCCAATGTTTGCAAAATTAATTAAAGATGTAGCAAAGATTTACAATAATGCATATGTAGTAATAGAGTGTAACTCTATCGGTGATACTATTTTTACCAATGTATACAACTCAGAAGTTGACCCATATGGAAATGTGTTTAAACAAAAGAAAACAAAAAATGGCGTAACAAGATACACTGGATGGATTACCGATTCAGCTTCTAGAAAACTTATGGTTCAGTCGATTATAGATTGGTTCTCTGTTCCAGAACTTGCGGAAAAATTTAAGGTGTTTTCTGAGAGATTATATGCAGAGTTGGAAACTTGGATTTGGGTTGGAAACGATAAGGCAATGCATGCAGACAATTGCTTGCCAGGAAACACAATAATTACTTGCAAAGAAGGGTTTAAAAAAATCAAAGATGTAAGAGTAGGTGATTTGGTTCTTACAGAAACAGGTGAATTTCAGCCAGTAGAAAATATATTTATTACTACTGATGTTTCTAGAAAGCGAGTGAAAGAAGTGTCAGCTTCGGGTATGCCAAAAATAAAGATAACAGATGGGCAGAGAATTTTAACATATAAAGATAAATCATATCAGTATTTACCAATTTATGATATTAAGAAAGGCCAAAGCGTTTATAGTATTTTTTCTAGCGAAACTACAAATAAAAAACAACTTGTATTATCTAGAATATATAATCAAATGAGAAGCGGAACATTCAAACCAACGGAAGCAGAACTATACACTCACCCCATTTTGCAGTTAGAACTAGTGAGATATATGGTGAGAAGAAAAAAATTTAAAAAGTACAAGAAATTTTTAGATTTTAGGCCAAAAAACTTTCACGGTTTATATTATATGGCTCACATTCTTTTTAGAAACAACGTTTTGTTTTCTATGAATAATGGAAAAATAAGAATTTCTCTTGATGAAATATATAGAATTTGTCCAGATTTTTATAATAAGAAAGATTTAAAATATTCAGAACCTAGAAAATATTATGGAAACAAACTTTCTTCAAAAATACAAACTATACAGGACTCAAGTGAAGAAGAGCTGTTGTATGATTTAGATGTTGCCGGAACTCATAATTTTGTAGCTAATGGATATATCGTACATAATTGTCACGACGACGCTATAATGGCAATGTCGCTTTGTTTGCATTTACGAGATAAAGCACAAGTACAAGAGAGTTCTATGTTTTTGGCTGAAGACGGTTCTGTCATTACTTATGACAGAAACCTTTCTCTAAAACAAGCAGAAATAGATGGAGTTTCATTTTCTTCAGTAGATGGATATGGAAAAAATAAATTAGCAGTAAGAAATAGCAACCCAGCAGGGTTTGTTTCCAATACAGAAGAATTTGAAAAGTCTTCGTTAGAAAAAAAAATGAAAGAACAATATAATATTGATTCGATAGAAGATTTGAGATGGCTATTGTCATAAAAAGGAAATTATGAAAAGTTCTGATTTAGAAGAAGTTATAGAAAAAATGAGAAATAGTTCAGATGCTGTTCGAAAGCATTCAAATTCTACTATGAAGGTTTTTAGAAGAAAAAATAAAACAGGAACTTCTTATAAAAGTTATAAAAATAGAATTGGGAGACATATGAATCTTTCCCAAGTAAAAGTAAAAGTAGGAGAATAAAATGCTTGTAAATGGAAAAGAAGTTTTTGATGATACAGTGAATCTTTCACAGGCATATGTAATACAAAATCAGATTAACAAGCTCAATGTCGTGGACGACGAGCTTAAATCAGATAAAAATGTAGTTGTTAGAAATGGCGACATAGAGACAGAAGAAAGGCCGGTTTCTCCAAACGTAAGTAATTGGAGCATTTCTTCATATGGTGGCTTCGAACAATATGGTTCCACTACAAAAAAAAGAACTACGCTTACAAGACCGCAGTTGTACGAACAATATCTTAAAATGGATACAAACGAGTTTCTTCATAGAGGGCTTGAAATAATTGCAGATGAAGCTTCACAAAAAAACGAAAGCGATGAAATTATTACAATAGAAAGTGATAATGAGAAAGTAAAAAAAGCATTAGAAGATTTGTTCATAGAAAATTTAGGGTTTGATACAGAGTTATGGTCTATTATTTTTGAAACATGCAAAATGGGAGATAATTTTTATGAAGTGGTTCTTGAGCTTGGAAACGGGAAAGCTTATGGAATAAAAAGACTAAAATATTTAGACCCATCGAAAGTCGAGATAAAAGAAAAAGATGGAAAAATAGATTATTATATTTATAGGTATTCTGAGGATTCTGAGACCTCTCAAACAGCAAGAGAAGAAAAATTATTTCCTTGGCAGATTATCCACTTCAAGATTGAAAGCAAAGTAGATAAACCATATGGTCGTTCTCTTTTGTTTTCTGGTATTAGAACCTATAATAGATTAATAAATACAGAAGATATTTTCTTAACATATGTCATTTCTAGAACTCCAACAAGAAGAGTATTCAAAATAGACACTGGAAATAAACCGTTCTTTGAAGCTCAAAGAGAAATTCAAGAAATTCGTGATAGGTATAGAACTCAACAAGTGATAGATGAAAACGGAAATATAAATAGAACCGCTTCTATGATGTCTATTACCAGTGATATTTTTGTACCTGTAAGAGAGGGTTCTACAGGAACACAAATTGAATTATTAAATGGTGACAACATGAGTTTGGGCCAAAATATGACGTTTGTAGATTATTTTAAAAACAATCTATTAAGAATATTAAATATTCCACCAGAATATTTAGGAGAAAATTCACAAGGAGCAGATAAATCTACTTCTCTTTCTCAAAGAGACATCAAGTTTGGTAGATTTATAGAAAGAATTCAAAACAATATTATCAAAAGTCTTTACAAATTGGCTACGCTACAATTATTCTTTTTAGGGTTTGAAGAGGAAGAAATGAAAGGATTTACTATTTCACTAACTCCTCCATCTACTATTAAAGAAGTTTCTGATTTTGATTTAATTAACCAAAAAGTTACTCTTATTTCCTCTATGAACGCACTAGGAATTTTCCCCACTACTTATATGCTAAAATACATATTAAAGCTTTCAGACAAAGAAATTAATGATATTAAATTTATGAAAATGATAGAAGACAAAAACAATGCTCTTAATCAAGCAGGACAACAAGAAATGGGAGGCGGAGCAATTGGTGCTCCTATGGTTGGCGGTGTTCCTATGGTTGGCGGTGCTCCTATGGATATGGGGGCCGTTCCACCTGTTTCAGACCAACAGCTATCAGGTGGCGCAGAACCGCCTATAGGCGGAGAGCTTTCACCAGAAGAGCAACCAATTTCAGGTGAAGCTTTATCTGGTGGAATAGAACCGCCAACAGGAGCGCAAGAATCATTTAACTTCTTAAATTTTAATGATTTAAACCTTATTCTTGAAGATAAAGAAGATTGGAAAATCTTTATTAAATATCTCAAGGAACAGGAAAAAACAAAGAAAAAGAAACAAAAAAATAGTGAGTTTATTTCTAATGTTGGGGCAATTTTAGAAGACAGTAGAAAAGAAAAAATAAACAAAAACTCTAATATGTATTCGTTCCTAGAGACCAACAATGAATTTAAAGGGCTTGAAGTTTCCAAAATTAAGGGAAAGAGGGCGTATAAAATTTATGAAAATAACTCAAAGAAAAGAAAAGAGATAAAAACCACCCTTAATGGGTAAAAAAACTTTAAGAGGAAAGTTAATTATGACTAGTAAAAGTATTTTGGAGAAACTAATGGAGGAAGCAAAAAATCAACTTTGCAAAGTAGAAGTAGGCCAAGTGTATGAGGCAATGACTACTTTTTATCCAAGCGAAAAGGTTCCGCCAGAAGAAAAAAACGTAATTGTTGAAGACACTAAAATGACTTTACCTCTTGCTTTTTCTTATAAATCTAAAAAAGATTTTTTAAAAGACAAAGTAAAAACAAAAAAGTTTTTTAAAGAAGGAACAAAAGGCGACTACTTATTAGTGAAAAAAATAAAAGGCGATTTGATTATGTGCAAAAACATTTCAATCAATGAAGAATTTTATAGCCAGTATTACAAAACCCCTGGTATGAAGAAAATTATTATATCAAAAGACGATATAGTGAAAGGAAATGTGAAAAGGGTTTATAGAGGATTTAAAAACCATTTGGAGGAAAAATAATGATTAGGAATATTACTTTTAAAAACTTTGAAAATATGAATAGTTTTTCAAACGAGAATATTGAAATGATGTTGAGGGCTTACATTAACGAAAGCTCTAACGCCGCTCTAGTATCAACATACGACGACAGTGTTATTTTATACGATACTAAGAAAGGCAAGTTCTATTCTTCAAACTATTATATTGATAAAGAAAATCTTAATGTTGTATTTGAGAATTTTGAAGAATTTAATCTTGTAGATGAAGAAGCTATTGATTTTAAATTGAAAGCAAAAGAATATTTTATGTCTGAAGACATAGAACCTTCTTCACTGATTGAAAGTTATGCAGAATTTGTAGACAAGCCTAAGTCAAGGATTAAGAATCTTATTGCAGAAGCAGTAGCAGACAAAACATTTGATAATTCTTTTGATTGTGAAGAACTTTCTTCTCTTAACGAAACTTTAAAAGAACTGAAGGAAGAAGAATTTTTCAAGAGCTATCAAAAAAGATTAATTACTCACCCACTTTCTAATGTGCTTGCTTTTAACTGGAAAGACCCAGTAGCTTTTTCTTTGTACGAAAGTACAGAACCAGAAAAATATATTAATTCTAAGGGAAAAGAAAAGGCAAAGAAACTTTCAAAGAACAAAAACTTTAAAAAGAAAGTTGCAAAAGCTTGTTCTGTTTTCAAAGAAGATGTTGAAAAAGGTGGAGAACTTATCTTTAAATTGTTCGAAGAATATCCTTCTTTGTTCTTTTTAAACGAAAGAGAATTAAAGGAAAGTGTTGCTCGCTCTATTATTTCAGAGCCAGATTTGCAAGAAAAATATAAGAAAATTTCAGAAGGTTTTGTTTCTTTTGTAAACACTACACCAGATTTTTCAGAACTTAAATATTCTATTCTTGGTGAAGCCATTGATATTGGAACTGGTGCAATAGAAAAAGATGAAACCATAACAAACGACAACGATGTTCCAGAAATGAAGTCAGATGAAAATAAAAAGCCAGAAGAAAAAGACGACGACGAAAAAGCTAAAGAGCTTACCGATGAAGATAAGAGCAAGCTTGTTTCTGCTTTGAAAAAAGTTATAGAAAAAGCAGAAGACGAAAAAATCAAAGAAATGGCTCAAGAGCTTCTTGACAAATTTGAAAAGAAACCAGAAGACAAAGAAGACGAAAAGAAGTCTGACGAAAAAGCAGAAATGCAAGACGATGGAACAAAACCAGACGAAGTAAAAGAAGCTGTTCGTTTCCTTTCTTTTGCTTTTTAATAGGAAAATAAAATGAATTGTTTAAAAGAAGAAATTTTAGAGTTATCTGGAATTAAAAATGCTCAAGTAATAGAAGAAGGAGCCGGTATTAAGAAAATTGCGGCAATGACGCTAATTGCACTTTCTTTGATTTCTGGAGGCAATCTAAGCGGAAAAGAACTTCCGTCCTATAGCTCTAATCAGATTACAGTTAGCAAAAAAACCATAGAAGAACCAAAGCAACAGGTAAAAATACCAGAGATAGAAAATGTAGACAAAACTATAAAACAAATGAGAGAAATTAAATCGACAATGAGAGTCGAAGAAGTTTCTTTAAACGAAATAATCTCTGGTTCTAAAAAAATTCTTTATATGTTAAATGAGTTTAAAGAAGCAAAAGTTTCAACAGACCAGAAGAAAATGTTAGAAGAAATAATAGAAAAATTTAACTCTTTGGTTTCGGTATCTGAAGATTTAGTAAAAAACCAAAGAGTTTATAATCCAATTATGGTCAAATCAAGAATTGAAACTTGTGGAACAAGGTTTATAGACGTTAATATTAAAATGATGCAATGGTTTAAAAATAACTCATTTGTTCTTTTAAAAGACAAATATTAAGGAAAATAAAATGGAAGAAAAATTAATTCTTGAAGAAATTAATGACTCTCTTGACAAATTTGATTATGACGTAATCAACGAAGAAGTTTCTGGTAAAAAGAAATATTATATCAGAGGTGCTTTTTCCAAGGCCGATGTTGTTAATAAAAATAAGAGAGTATATCCTCTGAAAACATTAAAAGAAAGTGTTGATTCTTGTCAGCCAATCATTAAAGAAAAGAAAATGATAGGTGAACTTGAACATCCATCGTGTTTGGTAGGCAGGCAATATTCTGTGCTAACTAAAGGTGGTTGGAAAGATTTTGATGATATTAAGGTAGGAGAAGAGGCACTTTCTTTAAACGACGATGGTGTTTTTGAGTACAAGAAAATTCTAGAAATCATAGACCAGCCTTATACAGGAAAAGTCTACCACGTAAAAGGAAGAAATATAGATTCTACGTTTACGCCAAACCACAGGTTCTACCTTAAAGGTCGTTATGGTAAAAACAAGGTTGCCACTATAGAGGAAATCTATAATAATAGAACTGCCTTCGGACACGACAGCATTATTAAAACTGGGGAGTGGGTTGGAAACGGTCTTTCCACTGTAATAATAGAAAATAGTTTCGGCAAAGAAGAATTCGAAGCAGACAAGTTTTTTGCTTTTATGGGATTTTATTTAGCAGAAGGTTGCATATCACAAAGTAAAAGACCTGTTAATAATAGTTCGATTTTTTTATCTCAAAACTATGGAGAAACTTCTAACAAAGTAAAAGAGCTTCTTGTTTCTATGAATTTTAATTTTAAAGAATACAAAGCTTTTAGAAGAAATGAATACATTACCTTTGAAATTAAGAACAAAGTTCTTAGAGAGTACCTTAGACCGCTTGGAAAATGTTATGACAAATATATTCCAGAAGAATTGAAACAGTATGACGCTCCATATTTGGAAACTCTTGTTGATTGGTTTATTATGGGTGATGGAAGAGGAAAAGGAATGAAGAAACCTTCATATGAAGCTTCTAATTTATTTTCTGTTTCTAAAAAACTTGTAGAGGACCTTCACGAATGTCTTGTAAAAGCTGGAGGCTCTGGTAATTGGAGAGATATTCCCGTAGCCGAGAAAGAATATACATTTGCAGAACATATCATTAAGCCAGAGAATAAAAAACACCTGTATCAATTAAACATTGCTTCTACAAAAGGCATTTATTTAGATGAACGATTTCTTTCTATTACAGAAGAAGATTATTCTGGACAAATTACTTGTTTATCTGTAGAAGACAATCACAACTTCTATATGAAACAAAATGGAAAAGCTTTTCTTACTGGAAACAGCGTAAAAATCAATCTAGACAGAATTGCTGTAAAAATCAACCAGCTTTCTGTTGCTAACGATGGAACAATGATTGGTGAAATGGAAATTCTTGACACTCCTTGCGGAAAGACTTTACAGACACTCGTTGATTCTGGAATTGGCTTAGGTGTTTCTACAAGAGGTGTAGGAACAGTAAAAAAAGTAAGACGCCAAGTACAAGAAGGTGTTTTTGAAGATGTCTCAGAAGTTCAGCCAGATTATAGATTAAGAGCTATTGATATAGTTTTTGACCCATCTGCTGGAGAATATGGCAATCCAAACTTCGTTACAGAAGGCTTAGCTTTTGATAACGGTGTAGAAAAAGAAACAAAAAAACTTTCAGAAGTGTGGACGTTCTTATTTAGCTAATTTTTTACACACAGGAAAGATAAAAATGAACAGTATTTCGGAGGAATATAATGAATAAAAATGATAATGATATTTTGAACCTTGACTTGTCAGAAGAAACTTCTCAAAAGCTTATTGAGCATGTTGAGAACTGGAAAGCTGAATACGCTGAAGTTCTTAAAGAAAAAAATGAAGAAATAGTGCAAGCAAAGCTTCAAGAAATTGATGAAAAAAATGAAGAATGGAGAGAAGGAATTGTTGAGGAATACTCAGAAAAACTTCTCGACGCAATAAAAGAAATGCAAGGAGAGGTAAAAGCCCGAGCAGTCGCAGAATATGTGGCTAACGACCCAAGTTTTAAAATATTTGAGGAAGTTAAGAGACTTGTTGCTCCAACCATTAATGAGGAATATGCTAAAAACATTTACTTAGAAGAAATCGTAGAACTACGCAAGAAAGTCCAAGATTTTGAAAAACAGAAAGCTTTAGAAGAAGGCGTAAAAGTTCGTGAAGAACTTATTGCCAGTTATCCTCCTAAAGTACGTTCTATGCTTCGCCAATATATCGGTGAATGTGTAGAGGAAGAAGTTGAAAAGAAATATTGGGAAATGATTGAAGTTCTTAACGAAGATTCCGACGAAGAAGAATCAGATGATGATTTTGACTTGGATGATTTCGAAGATTTTGACTTTGATGAAGACGAAGAAGAAGAAGACGAAGACATTGACTGGGGAGAATCTTCAAGTATTGATGAAGACTTAGAAGATGAAGACACACCAAGACCGAAGAAGAAGTCTAACCCACTTCGTGATTCTATTCTAGGACTTGTATAAAAATACTGTTTTTTGACTTACTGTAAAGAATATTAGTGTAAAGTAATTTGGAGGAAATAATGAACAAAACTAATAAAGATATCCAGGCCGCTGAAAAAGCTTGGGGCTGGCTGTGCGAAGGAATTAAGGACCCAGAAATTAGAAGAAATACTATTCTGGTTCTTGAGAACTCTGCTCAAAATATGATTGAATTGAACCTTACTACTGAGGATGCAATTAAGGAAATTTTCAGTGAAGAATATCTCACTGAAGTCGAATCTACTAACCCTAACCATTCTGGTTATACTGGTGCTAATGGAACTGTTGGAAACGCTTCCAGAAATGGTGTGCAAAACTATGTTGTTCCAAAGGTAATGTTCCCTGTAATTAGACGTGTAATGCCACAACTGATTGCAAACCAGATTGTATCCGTACAACCAATTAACGGAAGAACTGGCGTAGTATTCTATGCTTCTTACCAGTTCGCAAATACAAAGGGTGGAGTTGATGCTGGAGACCAGTTTACTGGAAACTATACTATTGACGACCTTGGTGATGTAACAGATTTGAGAGCTGGTGGTGGACAAGCAATTCTTGGACAAGCTTTCTACTCTTCACAAAAGTGTGGACCGTTTACACCTCGTGCTGTACTTACTGTTACAAGAACTCCAGCTGATGGAGACACTTTTACTTATTCTCTTGACGACACTACGAACAAGACAGCTAATTTTACTGCAATTTCCGTAGATACCAAACTTCATCTTTTCTTCAAGACAACTACTCCAGAATTGTTAAATCTTGAAGTTTTCCCGACTGCAAGTGGACCCGCAAAGGAATATACTCTTGCTGATTCTG